GTTCGGAGGAGGGAGACCCCCCCAAGAATAGAGCCAAAAGCTCTACTAATGGAGGGGCCCCCTATCGGGAGAAGCTCCCGGTTCTAGGTAACTAGACCTAGATGAGGCCATGGGAATAATCTACCCATGTACTCTCTAGTCGTTCATCTCTCAGGAGTTCTGTCTTGGCTAACCGTAATTGGAGTGACCAACATCGCGTCGATTGCTTTCGTACTACTTACACAGGCTGGGATACCCTGTCGTCTCGGGTGAATGATGGACCATTCTGGTTCACCACATCCGCAGTACGACAAGGGGTTAAAGTCCCAGGCTGGAAGCAGTTGATCGCAAACGGCAAAGATGCCACGTCATCCTTTACGGCGTCTCGACAGCGCTTTGAGCCCCTCTACACTACTTCGTGGAGATGGGAGAAGAATCCAAGCGCTCCTAACGGAAAGCGTACCATTTATGAGCCTGGGTATGTAACAATACTCCATGCCATACTTGCAGCTAACCGTGGAAGCTTGAATCCTGATGAGACGACGGCAAACAACGCTGCCCTCAGGAAGGCTTACCAGGGGATCCGAAGTAGTAGGACCAAGTTACAAGGTCTTACAGTCTTAGGTGAACTGGGAAAGACTATTGAGGGTATTAGGAAACCTGCACAAGCTATACGGAAACTCCTCGACGGCCATATTGTTCGTTGTCGTAAAGCAACGAAGAAGTTTAGCCGACCCGGGGATGTTGCTAAAGCTTGGGCAGGATCGTGGCTTGAGTTTAACTACGGTTGGGTACCACTGTCAAACGACGTGGCCTCAGCCGTAGATGCCTTAGACGATGTGTTTTCGGATACATTTCCAACACAACGCATTAAGGCCAGCGGAATCGACACTGCCAAACGTATTTACTCTGGTGTACATCAAAACCAGTGGAAATACCAAGACAATGGCGAGAAAAGTATCATAATTCGATACACCGTGGGACTCAAGTACGACCGCTCTGATGCGGGGTACCAAAGCCTTCGCTCGTGGCAGGATCGTTTCGGCTTACGCCTGGACGAATTCCTACCAACGGCTTGGGAGTTGGCACCCTGGAGCTTCCTAGTGGACTACTTTACCAATGTCGGTGATTTGGTTGACGCAGTGAGCACTTCTACCGAGAAGGTCGTCTTCGTAAACAAAACGAGGAGGATCTTCGAAAGGTGGGAGACCCACATCAATCTTGATTTTGACTCGATCAAGAAAGCTGATGCGGGTTACTCAAGTGAACTCTACGTCAGTGGTCCAGTAAATAAGATTATCACCGAAACAAGTTCCGTTCTCCGTGGTCCCAGTGTTCTGGGCCTGCCTAGCTTTCAACTCTCCTTACCGTCTATTCATCAATGGACGAATATTGGAGCGTTGATTACACAAGCGACGGCTATCACGGGTCGGAATCAAGTGCTACGTAGGGGTCGCCTGGTTTCGCACCGGGTCCTTTAATCTGTAAAGCTAGACTTCAAGGGTGAAAATCCCGAGCGGTAAAGCAGGTTACAGACGACTGAAAGACTACGTAGTATCCCTTCGATTGTGATGTTCTTTTATGGGATATATATCCTATGGCAGTTAGCCTCTCCAGCCCCGTAACTGGGGCTTCCGTGTCGGGTTTTACGACCCCCACGTACACGGTCGTTACTGACATGGCTCCCGATGCTGCAACTGGGAAGCAATGGGCAGTTTCGGCTCTTGGCGGGACTCAGGCCGGTGTTAACATTCATGCCGCGACCAATCCGTTCACCTTTACCTTCGACAAACCGAAGCAATTTCGGAGTCTTGGTAAGGCGAATCCGGTGACGAACGTCATTGCGGAAGTTCCGCGTAACGTCTTTAAGGCTCGGACCCGTAAGGGTCAGACGCCTTTGGCTGGCCAACCTTACCAGGTTTGCCAGTCGCTCTCGCAGTTTGAAGTTGCTGCTGGAGCGGACGTTGCGGACGCACCTAACGTGAAAGCGATGGTAAGCTTTCATATTGGGTGTCTCAGCCAGCTGAGTAGCGGTATTGCCGATACTCTCCTGACTGGAGTGGTGTAAGTGGACTCAGAAAGCCGAGCGTTGGTTAGACGCGCGGCCGGGGCAATCATCATCGTTCTGATGTTGGTTTTCCCCGAGTTCCTGCCACTTTCCGCTATGGAGAACATTGTTCAACAGGTGAAGAACCTGAGGAACAAGAACTCCTGACCTAAGATCACTGGAGATTGATATGGACAGTCGTTCTATGAATCTACACCAGTCTTTACTCGATGACTTGAGTAAAGCACTACCTACTAGTGGGGAAGTGTTACCACCCACTCTTAGGGAGGCAGTCCGCTCTTACGCTTGCGAAAATCTCAAGCGTACTTTGCTGAAGAAGCTAAAGCCGAAGGAAACTTCGGAGGCTGACAAGGCCGCACTTGAGAAGTTCAAACGGAAGAACTCCGAATGCGCTTCTTGGGTGTGGTCGCCTACGTGCCCCCGGGATGAAGTTCTCCTTAATACCGTAAAAGGTATTATTGAGTCCTACTTCTTCTCGGGACCGGACATGCATCTTACCTACACGGAGATCTGTGCAGGTTTCGACCAAGGTCCGGGAGCTGCGATCGGCGCGCCAGAGAATGACTTTTACAACAAGTTATTCAACAGCAAGCTATCGTATACCTCGAGCTCGCTCTACGAGTTATATGTAGAGGCAGTCCGTAATAACCCGGCATGGTTTGAGGCGGAGAGTAATCGCCGCCACCACCTGGGTGTCCAGACTGTAGATGGGTCACGCCTCACCTTTGTCCCGAAATACGCGGACATAAGCAGAGTCATATGTGTGGAACCTATTCTGAATATGGCTTTTCAGAAAGGTATTTCCACCGTGTTAAAGAGCTGCCTCAAGAGAAGGACCGGGATTGATTTCTCGGTTCAACCCAAGAGAAACAGCGAATTAGCACGAATTGGATCAGAGTCGGGGTCTTTCGCAACGATTGACCTCGAATCAGCCTCTGATTCCATCTCTACTAACTTAGTGAGAGAACTCTTTCCACGCCACGTTGTTCGGTGGTTGGAATTTGCCCGCTCACCTTGTACCACTATACCCAAAAAGTATGGTGGTGAGGTAGTAGAGTTACATATGATTTCGTCTATGGGGAACGATTACACATTCCCTTTACAGACGATGATTTTCTCTGCTATTGTGCTCGCCGCCTACAAAGTTCACGGTATAAAACCCGTGAATCCGCGGGATTCTAAAGTTCCGTCAACAGGGATGAGAAACTCCCTGAAAAACGGTTTAACTCTAGATCCCGGCCCCTTGATCGATGAACTCGACAGGAGGTATGTAGGTAAGGAACGGTTGGGCAACTGGGGCGTGTTTGGTGACGATATTATCTGTAGGCGCGAAGCCTACGATACCGTCGTACATCTACTCACGCTCTTTGGCTTTACCGTTAACGAGCTTAAGTCCTTTAACACTGGACTTTTCCGCGAGTCGTGCGGTACGGATTGGTTTTGTGGCCAAAACGTACGCGGTGTCTACATTCAAGCCTTAGACACCGAGCATGACGTCTATTCTGCGATCAATAGACTGGTTCGTTGGGGAGTACGACATGATGTACTTTTACCACGGACTATTGCATATCTAGCGGAAAAGGTTAAGTTTCTTCCAATTCCTTTAGAGGAGCAAGACATCCATGGAATCAAGTTACCTTATGAAGTGGCTTCCCTTGGACGATCAACCCTTCGAAACGGCACCGGCCATACCCTTTACAGGATATGGTCTGTACGTTCACGAAGCTATGATGTCCACGATCCAGTCAGAGTATCCAAACTTAGAGGTTGGCGGGAGAATCCCGCTGGGCTCTTCGTTAGTGCTCTCGCAGGTAGACTTCGGGATGGCAGAATTACTCCACGCTTACAGAGTAAGAGTGCCAGGTGCAAAGTGGTGTCCAGTTTTTGTTGGGACTGGTTCCCCACTGCTCGAACCGAGAGGTCCGAGTTTCACGCGACTTATATCCATCACTCCTGGATTTACTTCGCTTCCGCATCGCAAGATGCCGCTGACATACGACGATCTGTGGAATGGGGCAATCACTGCCGCCGTTTACAGCGTCGCGGTAAGTCAGCTGGAAGAAAGAAGGCAAATCCGTTGGTCCCTAGGAAACCAGGGAGTTAACTGGTTCCCTAAGGTCTCTCGGTACACTAAATCTTTCTATCTAATTGATGAAGGGTTTGGTCTCCTTGATGAAACGACTCAAATTGATTGGGAGCTTCAGGAAATGAAGTTCCACTCTCTTGATGAGTCTAGGATTTAAGTAGTCCTACACACCGCGTGTAGGTGTGGACGGCCAGCAGTAACACGCTGGTTGCGTGAAGCCATAGATCCTAGCGATAGGGCTATGGTTCAAGCAGCGGCGGTCTTTATCGACAACCGCAACCCCGGGAGCAGGTGGGAAGGAAGAGATTCCTTCCACTTGTGTAAATGACCTCGCATCCCGGG